GCTGGTGTTGAGGTATTGCCTGTACTAATTGCTTTTGTTAGCACTCCGTACACACAGGAGCATTACCCGAAAGATGTTCTGCGGACGGTGTTGGACTTTGCGGTGATCCAGAACAAGGACTTTTCAAGCGCCGCAGCGTACCCGACCTATAAGAGCACGCCAGTCTACGATGACCCACTGCTGCTTGAGTCAGATGATTTCACTCGTGATTTTGATCACGGAGTTATTGAGTTTAATAATCCCGTTGGCATCGTGCATCAGGATTCATGGTTTGATTCACCTCGTGTGGGCTGGAAGCGTTTCACTGCACTGTTCAAGAACCGTAATCAGTATGTGGATCTGCGTAACTTCATCCACTCACGCAGGGGTAGACAGGTAGCATTCTATATCTCCACGCGCCAGAAAGATTTCCTGCCCGCTAACACCAACCCTGGCACTCCGACTCAGGTGGACTCCACCATAACAGGGTACTCAAATGTCTTTGCCCTGGGGCACCGAATAGATGCTGAGATTGAGTTCGCTGATGGCACCATCAACCGACGCGAGATCACGAACGTTATTGTCACTGGCTCTTTTGAGCAGTTGGTGTTTGACTCCGCGCTCAGCCAGGAGTGGTCACCCAGCAATGTAGTGCGATGCAGCTACTTACTGAAATTCAGATTTGATATTGACCGCTTTGAGTTCGTGCATAACTGGCACAACAATGGGTTTATTACGTTCGCGTTGAAAGAGGTGAAGGGCTGATGCCATTCAGTACACAGGAAGAATCACTGGAGAGTGGTCGCCCGATTGAGATCTTTGAGTTCACAGTCGGACAAACCATCTACCGATTCACTTCGACTGAGACAGTGATTAATGATGGTGTTAACAACTTCCAGCCCATCCCTATCACACGCACAGAACCGAAAGTGAATCAGGATGAGCCAGGAAGCTCTGTGATCATTCAGATGCCCACTAATGAAGTGAACGCTCAACAGTTCGCTCGGGCGTGGGTGTCGCGTGCTCCAGTAACCGGGGATACCCGCGTGCGGATCTGGAGACACCACACCAATGATGGCTCAAGCCAATTTCAGTTGTTCTGGATTGGCTATCTTGTAGCCGTAACCTACGAGGACAACGGCTTTCTACTCAGCATCCAGTGCCGCAGCTTGGACAATCTTTTCACTCTGCAAGGCCCACGACGCAATTGGGGTCCGCTCTGTCAGAACCAACTCTATGATCGTTTCTGCACGCTCAGTGAAATCGCGTACACAGTCACAGGCGCGATCACCGCCGTCGCAGCAGACGGTGTGACCTTAACGGTCCCTGGTCTGTCTGCCCCTACGGTCACTCGGGTGGGAGGGGAGATCCGCATTCCTGGCACATTGAGCACTGCCTTAATCATTGCAGTAAGTGGGGATGACTATACAATTCAATACCCTGATCCAAATTTTGAAGTAGGAAAGACAGTGCAGTTGGTAGAAGGATGCGACCACAGTACAAGCAACACCACAGGCTGCGCCGCTTTCCCCAATGGCGGCGAAACTTCTGGCACCAACATTGAGAACTTCGGTGGCACTCCGTACACCCCACCAGTGAATCTATTCACCAAAGGGGGAGACGCACTCTAATGGCATTCATTTCTCAGCTAGTTATCGCAGTCATTTTCTTTGTCCTGGGCGAACTGCTTCGGCCCAAACCTGACTTTGAAGATGCCGAAGCTGTGCCATTCGAGGAAGCGCGCATTCCCCAGGTCAACCCTGAGCGCAAACAAACCGTAGCCTGGGGGTCAACAGACAACACTTCTCCACACGTTATGGATGTGCTGGAGTACAACGCCGTACCAATCAAAAAGAAGATTAAGACCAGCATCTTCAGTAGCGAGAAAGTGGTCATTGGGCACCGCTATTTTTTTGGTATCCAGCTTGGTTTGAACTACGGTCCAGACAACGTTCTGAAAAACATCTACTACGATGATGTGCCCCTTTGGTCTGGAACTTCAGATGGCACTGCTGCTACAGGCGGCTATGTGATCGACATCGATGACCCTGAGTTCCTTGGTGGTCGTGAGAACGGCGGGGGTATCATTGGACGCTTCAGGTTCTTTGCTGGCAACCCCACGCAAGGTGTCCCTGCGTATGTTACTGCTTTCCAGAATCCCGCTCCTGCGTATCGCTGGACGAGCTATATACTCATGGAAAATGTTGAGGTTGGTGAAACCCCCAACATCGATGCCTTGAGTTTTACTCTGCAAAGATTCCCTGATCCTCTTGGGTTGGGTGCTGGTGTCAATCAAATTGGATCTGAGATTAATGGACTCAGTATTGTTGCTGAGTGCTTTGGCGATGATGATTGGGGGTTCAATCGTGGTGCTGAAGTCAATGTAGCAAACATGACCACGGCAGCTACCACAATTGACACCGAGAGCAATGGCATCTCCCTCAAGTGGACTAATAACAACACTATTGATCGCATCATCGAGCAAGTGAATAAGCAGTACAAAGGTATGCTGCGATTCAATCCGAAGTCAGGTCTGTGGGAGTACAAGCTGCTTCGTAATGACTATGTGTTTGCAAATCTGCCGATACTCAATGAGGACAACATGAAGTCGTTCTCTGATTTTGGCCGCGCAAACTGGTCTGAGACAGTCAACCAAGTCGAGATTACATACAGCCAGCGCGGTTCGCCTGAGAAGCCCCCACCGGCAGTGCAGCAGGATCAATCAAATTACAAACGCCAGGGGAGACACAAAGTCCTACGTCTCGATTTCCCCGGCGTGTATGACAAAGCTGTAGCCAACCAGATCGCCGCTCGGGAGTTGAGAATCAATGGTTTCCCCTTGGCGAAGGTGCAGATCATTGCTGACCGTACCATTTGGGATTTCTTACCGGGTGACCCTTTCCGCTTCCAGGCAGATACCCCACTCGGCATTGTGGATCTGGTCATGCGTGTTGGATCTATAGGCTTTGGGGATCTTGATCAAACAGAGATCAACCTGGGCGCGGTCGAAGATGTGTTCCGGCTGGGCACGGCTACCTTCACGTCACCGCCTGCATCTTTATTCACTTCAGTAAACCCAGCACCAGTGGCAGTGTCGCTGAGAGATGTTTGGGACCAGAATTATTATTGGGCACAGCGAGATGCAAGACGTACAGGCTTGACTCTCGATAAGCCCATAGCAGTTGCCGCGCAACCGCAGGGGAACGGACTCGAATACGCACTGTCAACTCGGCAGGGTACAGATGCGTATGTTCGTGAAACTGCGGTTGCGTGGACACCAACCGGCACTCTGCAATCAGCGGTTGAGGAAAACAGTGGTGATGGTGTTGAGATCACCACGTTGATCATTGAGAACGCAGTGAACGCGGGCATTCTCACAAACCGTAGTACCCCGGCAGACGATGACATATTAGTAAACGGGGAAAACCTGATGATGGTAGTGTCATCTCGGGTCAACCCCTTTACTGCGGCTACCTATGAACCTGAGTTGATGGCTTTTGACTCGGTGTCTGTTTCAGGCACTACTGTCACATTGACCGGGGTGCATAGAGCATTAGCAGACACCCTCTCCGCTGCCTTTGCTGCGGGTGATCGTGTGTGGTTCCTGACAGGTTCAGAGATAGATGGTCCTGGCACCAGCGATAATGAATACGGCAATGCTGCAAGTGTAGATATTGGGTTCATTACCATCGCGACCACAGGCGAGGCTTCCCAGGTAGTTACCTCCGAGACGTTCCGTAACAGAGTGAATCGGCCTTATGACCCGAGAAACTTTAGAATCGAGGGAACACGCTACCCTGCTGGGACTTACCCCCTTAACCAAGCATTCACACTTGAGTGGTACCACAATGATCGTACCTATGTTGATGGTGGCGGTGCAGTTAGTGAGTTAGTTTGGCAAGACACAACGGGTGCCGGTAGCCCTACTACTATCGAAACAGGTTTCGAGCATGTACTTGAGATCTATAACGATATCACGGACACATTGCTTCGCCGTGTTCGCCCTTCTGGATCTCTAAACACCCCTGCTGGGGATGACACTCTCACTACGGCTGTGAGCTTTGAGTATTCTCTAGCCAAGCAGCAAGCAGATGGTGGGGCTTTCTCCAGATACCGCGCTGAACTTTGGGTTGAGGAAAGCGTTACCGGCGCTGCGGCGTTGCGATCATTACTCACTGTCTACAGAACATGGCAGGTTGTTATTCCGGTGAATTTGAATCGCCGGGGTCCGATCTACAATGGTGGTGCATCTTTGCATCTAGTTGCGTGGCCTCTCACTCAAGACGCCAACTACGATGAGCAAGTTGATTCAACTGGAACAAGCTCTGACATAGGAACCGCTGACTACATTGGTAAAGGCCCAGGTCCAGATCCTTTGGTTCTCGCGCCTTATGTGCCCGGTCGGAATGCTGCCGGTGCCGATTGGATTGCTAATCTGCAAATGCCACGAAACACTAAGCTAGACCTGCCTCAAAGTGGGAATGGTTGGGTTCAGTTCTGGTTTCGTGTAGCCCCTGATGGTCAGACTAATAAAAGGATTATTGTTTCCAATGGGGATGATGCTTCAAATGTAGATCAGCTTAATGCTTGGCGTCTGCTGATTGACAGCACTGGTCATCTTGAATTCCAGATTTACACCAATGACAAGCCTATCGGCACGACCTTGAGCAGTGCGGTTACCTTTGATGATGGGAAGTGGCACCACTTCGCTGTGATGGTAGCTAACCCAACTAGCTCAGAGATTACTGCGTATTTCGTTGACGGCGCAATGTGCCATCAAGCTTCCGACACAACCCACCCTACGACTACGGCTAACACAATGGCAATCGGTGGCTATGATGCGGCTGAGACAGCTTCATTTGGTTGGGCACAGGCGCAGGTAGCTCAGCTTGCGGGCAGTAATGTATACGTTGAATCAAACAGTGGGTCGAAAACTAATGTTCCATTTGGCACCAAGAAAGACATCATGGGGCATCTTATAGATGGTGCCACTAGAACCCCGTACACGGCATACTCCAAGGCAATGCTTTCTGAGGCATGGGGCAGACTTTTTCACTTTCGTGGCAACCAGAAAAACATTCATGATTGGGCTGAGCTTCGGAACAACACTGATCAAAACTTTGGGGCTAGCCAAGCCGCTGAGTATGATAACGATAATGAACCATGTTTCTACATTCAGGGTTCGAGTACAGAGGTAGTTAATGCTGCCAATTATGGACCCATCGCAGACGGCTCCCCCAGCTATATGTATGATTTTGATGGGTCATCAAGTTCTCTGGGGATAATCTGCCAAGCGGGTCTGTGGCACGCTCCTACATACATGGGAGCGGACCCCAAAGAGATCAGTCTTTACTATCTGATTAACATCAACAGTTTGGCTACCTACGATCAGATTTTGTACTCACAGATTGCAGAAAGATTCAAAACATTTGAGTCTTTCTCATCGGCGCTGTGGGATATCTTTGTAGACGCTTCTGGCCGAATCTGCATCCATACAGCCACTACCTCTAACGGTTATCGAACACGCAGGGTAGCCGCTGGGGATGCAATGAGCACAGGTGAGTGGTATCACGTACACATCACTAATGAAGAAACTAATGGCTTCAGAGTCTACCTCAATGGCATTGAAGCTACAGTCGATCATTCTGCGGAACTGGTACAAACGGGTGACACCATTGCCGTTGATGACTTCATTAATAAAAGATTCACCGGGCACCAGAATCATTTTTATGTGACTGTTGGTCATCGTCAAAACACTAGATCACCGTGGGGCACATTGGACAGGGGTGCCTCCCAAAGATTTGACACTCAAATAGCTGAGTTTGGCTTTGCACGCGGAGTGTGGGCGCAGGGTGACATAGTGAATCAAGTTGCTCTGGCTAAGATGCCTTTCAGCACAATGAAAGACATCCTTCTCGATTACAGCCCTGAGAATGTTTTCCAGATAGAGGACAACACCGCTGCTGATCTGCGTGGGAATATCATTACCCCCACTCCTACTGGCACATTCACCACTGATGGTCATGTACCACTGGCTCAAGATGACACGAGCATCCCGCAACGCTTTGAAGGGTCTCAACGTCTGGACTACACCTCAGATCATTTCCTAAGCTCGAAGGGTACTGGAGCATTCGACAACTTCACTATAGCTTTTGTGGCTCAGTCCTTTATCACATCAGGGGCTACGATTTTCTCCAATGGTGACGCCGCCCTTGCTGAACACAACCTGCGTATTGGGCTTGGCGCTACTTGGAGCCTGTCATCTACCGGGCAGACCTCAATTATTGGTCCTGCGTACACCGCTGGAGACATGAATGCAGTAGTAGCAACTCATGAAGATGACGCTGGGACGGATCGTTGGAACTGGTACCAAGATGGGTCTAAGGCTGTAGCCGAAGCAACTACTGCTCGGGCGTACACTGGTGCAGCAATTGATCGCTGCCGGATAGGCGATAGAGTCACCACTGGTCAGAATTGGAACGGGGCAATTCACTACATCGCAGCCTACCCATATACAATGAATCCTCACATAGCTCGACGCATTGGCTATAAGTTCCGTGGCTTCAATGGTGCTCTGCTTGAGATAGCAAAGTACATCGATGACAACAATTCGGCTGCTCGCCCAGGATTCCTGTACCCACTCGAAGATAGAAACATCAGTAGCTTCACTGGTGAAAATTGGGTCATCAATAGCGCAACAATTCAGAACGTCACTGTAGAGGGGTCTGTCACGGCTGTTCCCGCTCAAGTAACGATGGGTATGAAGCGCGCTCAACAACTTACTTCTGGCAACTATCTGACTGCGCCTTTGCCAACCATGCCGAACGGACAGTTCACTATGGGTGCGTGGATGCGAGTCGATTCAGGCACGACTGCTGTTATACGCATGTGCGACTCCGCTGATAATGATGAGCACCTTGAACTTGCCATTGTGTCTGGCGCGGCCAGATTCAGATACAACAACAACTCCACTCAGGAGTCGATGTCTGGCGGCACGATTACCGCTGGCGAGTGGGCTTTCATCGTCATCACTGCGGACACTGCTGGCAATGACCTAACGCTCTACGTGAACGGTGTGTCTGTTGCCACGCGCAACGGCACCCTGGCTATAGGAACACTCCTAGCTTCGTGCAACACTCTGAGAATTAACCAAGACGCGGCTGGTGTCTCGACCTACAACGCCTCTTATCAGTTGGCGTTCGGCCTGGGCAACACCCTTCTCACCGCTGAGTTGGTTCGCGAACTCTACTACAATGCGATGCCCCACTCCTGGCAGGCGTGCGCATACGAGCAAGCACCTGTCGCTCAGTGGCTATTGGACGAGCCTTCCAGTTGGGTCACCCAGGTTTATCGTGACCGATTTAATGACGACTATAATGCTGTACCCAGCAGCACAGGGGT